TCCCCAGTTAGTATAAAAAAACTTACGACCTATGTATTGCTTTGTACACTCGCTATGCTTGCAGGTTACAATGTATATGAAACCAAACTTATTCTTTGGATCCAGGAATAATTCACCTTGATACATCCACGGTGTTATTGATTTCTTCATTGGTTTCCTCCGGATTGTTTGGATAGGGTAACCCTAGATCCGTATTCTTTATTGTTGGTTTCCATGTAAGTCGTTGTTCCATTTCTTCGAATGTTAGTGGTCGGATATCTTCAAGGTCATCTCGTAGGTAGATCAGGTTAGAGCATACGGTGAATTCTTCTTTCCATGTACGTCCTTTCTTGGACTCCCACAGAGCGAATACTTTCCGCAGCATCTCAGCTGGAGCCACATTCTCCAGATACTTACCTGCCTTAACAGGACCCATACCGTAGATACCTTTGATACCGTCTGTTGCGTCACCTGTAATCATCTGTTGCATCATAAACAAGTATGCCTCTTCGGGATACAGGTTTGTGAATGACCCTGTACGGAAGTTGTAATGCCATCCTGGAATACAGTTAAGGTCTTTGTCGATATGGGCGATCACATAAGTAACACCTTTATCACGGCATTCTTTTGCCATAGCTGTCACATAGTCATCGGCCTCACCACCATCAGACTCTACACAGTAACTCTTTGCATGCTCATACAAAGCTTTAACCCGTTCTTTGACGTCAGGATCGAGGTTATCTTTGCGGTTACTTTTGTAGGTTGCTTCATAGCTGACCCTGAAGTTCTCATCACCTTTGATATACACAATACTGTTGGGTGAATCACAATTCTTGATGATAGAGTTGATTGAGTTATCAAATCGGTTCTGGCATACAGCGGGTGACTTATCTGTGTATGCCACGTTGTAGATCAAACTATCTGCATCAACAATGCAATAGTCGTATGTATACTTCTCACTCATTTGTAACGGATCTCCGTGAATGTGTATGGGAATACTTCGTTCACTACTGGATCGTAGGATTCGCCATCAGACCAATAGCCAGAGTCGAACAAAAGAATTGGAGAAGCTAATAAAAAGCGGGTTGTCTCAGAAGCGACTAGACTAAAAATGTCAGAGTCACAAAAGAAAATTCAACAATCAAAGAAAACAAATGAATAAGAAAATCAAACCACAGCCCATCCCCGAAGTACTAACTGAGTACATCAAAGTAAAAGAAGAATATCAAGAACAGTATGAGCGTAAAAAGAGTACTCAACGTAATGCTCAAGAACGTCGTCAATTTATCCGTGACCTAAAAGAAGATCGGGAGTGGTCATGAAAAAGAAAGTATTCGAACGGAAAAACATTAAATATGATTTAAATGGCGAGTCTATAAAAAATATTATCGACTTCTTATCTAAATACCCACCGGATGCTACCATCGATATTGGGACTGAGGATGATTATGATAGTGTAGTGGCTTACGTAACACTAAATATACTTCGTCTTGAAACAGATGAGGAAGAGTCCACCAGACTAATTGAGGATGAAAAACGTAAAGCCTCGATTAAAGCCAAAGAAGAAAAAGAATATCAACGCCTTAAAGCTATTTTTGAAAGTAAATAATATGAAATCACCTTTCCACCTGCTAACCATCATTTTTGTTATTGCAAAGATGTTAGGCTACTTTAACTACTCTTGGTGGGTAGTGTTCGCGCCAAGTATCGTTGCAGTAGTTCTCGCACTAACACTCGTAATCGGTACTATTGCATTAACTATTGCGCTAGATAAGTAATGTCACAATGGATCCACTCTGCATGCCCTAAGTGTGGCTCCTCTGATGCCCTGTCATACAAAGAAGGTGATGAATGGGCATATTGCTTTAGCTGTAGCCGTAACAGCCCCGTTGATCCAACCGAGACCTCTGGTCGAGGCTCTAACGCAGTTAAAAGTTATACCAAAGAAAATTACGATATGCATACTCTAGAAGAGATTGAAACATATGACGAACGAGGTTTTGAAGAGCGTGGTATCCTACGCAAAGTCTCCAAACATTATGGTGTTAAAGTTAGTTATAATGAGGCTGGCGATATTAATAGCCACTTTTATCCTTATACTAAAGATAACCAAATCGTTGCGTACAAGCAGCGTACACTTCCAAAGTCTTTCTCTACTCATGGGAGCTTCAAAGACCTACAATTATTTGGGCAGAACGTTGCAACAGGTGGAAAACGACTTGTCATCACAGAAGGTGAACTTGATTGCCTCGCGGTGGCTCAAGCTCAATACGACAAATATGAACGTTTCTATCCAGTGGTGGCCCTTCCTTCAGCGTCTTCAGTAAAGTTATTGCTGGAGCATCGTGAATGGATTCGTTCATTCGAGGAAGTAATCCTTATGCTGGACATGGATGAGCCCGGGCAGAAGGCCACTCAAGAGGCAGCTAAGATTATCGGCTATGATAAGGTTAAAGTAGCTGATCTGCCCGAGAAAGATCCATGCGATGTGTTGATCAAACATGGTTCAGAAACACTGATGAAGTGTGTATGGGATGCCCGATCGTATAGTCCAGCTGGAGTAGTCAAAGGCGAGGATGTCTGGACACAGTACCAACAGCGGAAGTCTGCTGTATCGCTCCCCTACCCTGACTGCTTGGGTGGACTCAACGAGAAGCTCCATGGTATGCGTATGGGTGAGATTGATCTGTATACATCCGGTACAGGATCCGGTAAGAGTACCGTGATCAAAGAGATTGTTATGCAGGTGCTGGATAAAACAACTGACATGGTTGGTATGGTCTCGTTAGAGGAATCTATTGGAGACACCGCTCAAAAGTTCATTGGTATGCAGCTTAATAAGAACCTGTCTGAGATCACAGTAACACAAGAGGAAGAATATGAAGCCTTTAAAGCTGTGTTTGGTGATGAGCGACTTATCTTGCTTGACCATCAGGGGTCCGTATCAGATGAGTCTCTCATTGATAAGCTTGAGCACCTGGCCCTGATGGGTTGTAAGTATATCATCCTGGATCACATCACTATTGCGGTGTCTGAGGGGATGAATGGTAAGACAGGTAACGAAGCAGTAGATGCATTTATGAGTGACCTGCTGAAGATCGTTAAGAAACACAACATCTGGCTTGGTGTTGTAAGTCACTTGCGTAAGGGTGACAAGAAAGTGTTTGAGGAAGGTGATCTACCTTCTATCGATGACATCAAGGGTTCTGGCTCAATCAAGCAGATCTCATTCAACATCATCGCGTTTGCCCGTAACATGATTGCCGAGACTCTCCTGCTACGGAACACTATCAAGCTCCGTGTATTGAAGTGTCGTTTCACTGGCCTGACTGGTGATGCAGGGAATACATGTTATAATCCTGAGACAGGGCGTCTCTATAAACCTAACTTTGTGGACTTTGAATAATGTATATTTATGCTGTAAGAGTTAAGAGTGATTACTCCTCAAATGATTGGTACTACGGAAACATGTTTCTAAAAGAAGAGGATGCCATGAAGGAAGCCTCTCGACTGCTAGAAGACTTACTACACTCTGACTACTCTGTTGATGTAAAAACAATTTACGTTTATTAAGGCTAATATGACATCATATGTACGCTGCCAAGACTACCTAAGGTTCCTCCGTTATTGGGAGGTAATTGAAGAAGGTAAGGTAAAGGGGTATACCAATCGTATAGAGGAGCGAAGGAGAGAGTATGAGTCCAACTGGTTTAACAAGCTGTTTGGATTTAAATTTGACAACAGCTATGATCGCTATACGTGGGATGACTATGATGGTTGGGCAGGTAGACGTCTAAAGGACACAGTAGCAGAGATCAACCGCTGCGAGTACCATATCAAGGTTAAAGACTTAACCATCGAACCTAAATGGTCTGACAGCTTCTACAAGTATTGCAAAGACAACGGTATCCCTTATTAAGGAACACAATGAATCCATACGAATATCTCACAGCACGAGTTGGGAAAGTCGTAGTTGACAGTGACAAAATTTACAACGAAGGAGCACGTCTCCTTGCTAACTATCCATTATGGGAGTATGACCTTGAACGATTTACTGCTGAAGCTTGGGACACATTGCTACGATATTGTATCCGAAACAAGAATGCTAAATTTACTGCTACCGTCAAACTTACCTTTGCTAGTGACCTCATTGGCGGGAGGCTGGCTCGGGCTATTAATATTGATGAACACGATATCAAGTCAACCCTGGCCTTGGGTGACCTCCTTATCGAGTCATTCCTCCAAGACGGTCTGATTGATGTCTTCCGAGAGTACAATGATTACAAAGCACCGTACATGGTACGTATTGTCAACCAACCGACAGAGGTTAAGCCGACACTTATCGGTACTACTTTCGAAGCACCCTACCCTATTACAGGTCTCATATCAGACGTTACAAAGGAATCGTTCATTAAAGGGTGGACCAACAAGAAACTCTTTCATGACTCCCTTGACGCGCCCTTTATTAAAGCGTTGGAGACCCTGCGTCAGCAACCTTGGGCACTCAACAACCCTGTGCTCACTGCGGCTAAAGCTGCACCACCGTCCGAAATCTTGGCTCTCGTTGATTGTG